AAAACGCTCATTTGCAACCCGTTCCTCGTGTGTGTGTGTGTAATTCATATACAAGAGAATACTGTTTATATATGACATATCCAAACACTATCTAATATTTATTTAATTTAGTTAGTGTTTATCCTCATGAGAATCACTTTTATTCCTTTTTAGTACCAATACACCTTAAACGGTTAATCGTTCCATCTAGAGCCATTTAGACCGCTTGAATAGGATTTTAAACAATGGGTGCAAATTGGTCTTTTTAGTTCGTTTTAGTTTGTTTAGTGCAAACACTTAACCCTTACCCACTATTGCGACTAAGTCTCATTAGCAACTACTGTTGAGTCTCAATCTCATTAAGCTATTGATAATGAGTCTCATTAAGGGGTAGGGGCGGATGTGTATTTTAGCTGTCTGGTCAACTAGCGTTCCTCTCAAAATAGACGAAATAAAGACCTGTACCTTTATTTTTTTAAGAAAAGAAGAAAAGAAAGTCTTGTTGTTTGTATAGTAGTAATTCTGCCTAATTAGGATTCAGGCAGAATAGGTAGCTTAATAGAAATAGTATAAAAATACAGAAACAGGACATTATTTATTGTATTAAAGTATTAAAGTCCTTTATATTACTTATTATTATGGAGAATACATATGAGTGTTAACCTACCAGAGAGCTGGAAAAGCTCAAAAGTAAGGGCTGTTGAATTTATGACTGCATATCCTAGTGCACATATAAAAGAAGTAGCTGAAGAAGCTGGAGTAACTAAGAATACCGTACATTTATGGTTACGTGACCCAGAGTTTGTAGAAGTGTTTTATCAGAAATACATGGTATCGTTTGGTTCTAAGCTGCCATCTATACTAAATGCAATGATAAGAGAGGCTGAAGCTGGTAATGTACAAGCTGGTAGGCTTATATTAGAGCATTCGGGTAAATTAATCAAAAGAGTAGAGGTAAATAACTATCAAAGCCCTTTTGAGAAGTTCTTAGGTAATAAAGATAGTAAAGATTATAAAGAGGAGAAGATTGAAGAAGCTGAATTTACAGTAATGCCAGAAAGACCCATTGTACAAAAGAAGAAAAAGCCTAAAACTAAAGTACAAGAGCTACGAGAGATAAAAGTAAAGCAAGATGCCTTACAAAAACGAAGTGAAGCAGCTAAATGGAGAAGACGAGCTATTAAAGTCGAAGTGGAACTATTACCCCGAGGTAGAAAAACAAAACTAATGCTACAATCATGGCAACAACAGGTAATTGAAGCAGAAAACAATTTAAAAACCCAAGTCTGATTTTTCGGTATACCCCCATGTACCCCCCTATACGTCTGTGTAGGGTGGGGGTAGAGCTTTTTTCTACCCCTCTCCCTCGACAATTAATACGAAATTGCCAAAACCATGTCTGAATATGACGAACTATATATATAAATATATATATATATAAGTATTTAATAGTTTTAACTATAGAACGTATTATAGGCATATATTATTCTATATCAATTCGTTTTTTATCTGATTCCACTTGTTCCTTCTTTGGAATCTCTATTCTAAGGACTCCTTCTTCGAATGTGGCAGTTATATCAGAGTATAAGTTATCACCTAACTCAAATGAACGTCTAAATGACGAATGTTTTAACTCTTTAATGATATAACGAGCATCTTCATCCTCTAACTGGTGTTTATCACCACTTATCGTAAGAATATGGTCTTCTATTTCAATATTGAGTAATTCCTTAGTCATTGAAGGCAATTCTGCTACAATAACTACGCAATCATCATAATCTACTACATCTACTTTTGGGAATGAACCTTGTTTGAATGATATCCCAAATTCTTTTTGAAAGTTTGGGAATTGACTTTGTACAATCTTATCAAACATTGTATCAAAGGGTGTTAGAAATTCATCTCGATTGAAATGAATTGGGACTGTTGCTATTTTCATATTAACTCCTGTGTATGCAAGTTGAGCTATCCCCATCTTGAGCGATAGCAAAAAAACTATTTAAAATCAGTTTTCTGAATAAAAATCTTTATCAATAAATGAAATTTCAGCGGATATTACTGCTTCTCTTGTATTGAATGAGCTACATGATGTGCAGTCTTCAATAACTTCCTCTTCAAAATCAACAGAAAGCGTTTCCCACTCCCAATCGCATTCATTGCAAATATATCTTTTTGTTTTATAATTTTCCATATATTTTATATCTTTAATTTATCATCAATTTCAATATCTTCTGGGATTAGCTGACAATAACAATACTCTTTACAGACACTCCACCCTGATGCTGGCATTCCTCTTGATTCCCAACCTTCCCAAGTATCAATTTCTCCTGCACGGTCTTTGCAATCTGGACATAAATTCTTGGATACTGCTACCCATCTTAACTTTTGCCCCATTTCTCCAGCTCTGCGGAATGCTTGATTAACTCCTCCAATAATTCCTCGTTTGATTGCATTTCTAAGCTCTCCAAAGATTCTGCCCTGCCCGTTAAGGTCTGAATTAAGAATCCCAGCAATTGATTGTTGGCTGACACCACTTCTTGTAAGTCTGTCAATTTCTTGTCTAAGTCGTTCTGAGAAGATTCGGACATCGTAAGATAATCCGAGAGTAACCCATAAAAGTATTTCTCTATCTTTGTCATCTAATCCTTCTTTTGATGCCATAAATTACCTCTTACCAACCTTTAATACAATAGGTGCTTGCAGTATAAGAGCATCATTCATATCTTTTGCTAGTGCTTGAGAGGAAGCTTTGGGGATGGCTATAAAATTTCTAGGTTGTTTACCATTTACAGCAACATCTTTATTTGGAATCATAGATTTAGCTGCTGTCTTATAGCCTTTTAAATGTTTCCCAGCATAACCAATCACTTCAATACCATCGCTGGTCTTTTTAATACTATCGTGCAATGCACCTGTTTCATAAAGAGGTCTTGACCCACCAGTGCCTCGTTTTCGTCTAATAGCAATAGTAGTTAGACTTAATGCAGGAGTTACTTTACCACTTTTTATTTTTTCTTTAGAAGCTTTGACTACTTGTTCTGAAAAATCATCATTAAGAAATTTATTTATAATAGATTCAATCTTATCGCTTAATCTGCCAAAATCAAAATTAACGCTTACTTCTGATATCATTCCAAAACCCCTCTCCTAATTTTTTAGCTTCAAAGTATTTATCTTGATTTTCAATAATAAACTTTTCTACTTGTTTTTCAGCCCACCCTATAGGATTATTGATTACTTCTTGAATATTGCCTTCTAAGACAACCTCGACATCATTAATTTTGTCCAGTTTCCTGACCGAATTGAGCAAAAATTGATTGTTTTGTTTCTGCTTCGTTTGTTTGTCTATTGGCATCAATAGTCTCCTGTGCCTGTTCTATAGTTAAATCTTTATTATCTCTTACCATAATCTTTGCTCTGGTAACTAAATTTTGAGATAAATCAAATTCATCTTTTAGAATCTGGTCTTGTATGGTTGTTGGATATTCTACTTCTTCAAAATCTATACCAAATTCTTCAGGTAAAGCAATATTGTTATATTGAGCAATAGATTTTTCAACTCTATAAAAGTCTTGTTCGTATAATCTCCATAATGCAATATCATCAAAATAATCTTCTTTTCTTTCAAGGTCTTTTATCATTAATGATATACCTGAAGGAACTTCACCACCTGATTCTGCCCATTGAACCCATAAATGATTATTTGAAGCAACTAATTCAATTTGAAATTTAATATTATTAATAGCATCTGCAACATTCCCACTAGGAGAGGTAACATTATATGTACCTTCATCTCCCATATCAAGAATGCTATTAGAGCCTATACGCATAAGTGTCTGGTCGCCTCTTAGCCCAGTAACCCACGGTTGACCAAACATATTAAATCTCATTCCAAGATTCATTTCAGTTAAACCTATATTGACTTGTTCATTTGAATTTACAATATCACTTGCACCTTCTACAAAGAATGAATCCATCTGGTCTTCCCTGTGAGTAAAAACAAATGGCAATATACCGTATGGGTTTTCTTCTTCACTTATTACTTTACCATCTTCTGTTAAAACAGCATACTTTTCTGCATCCCAATAACCCCATTGCAGTCCAACGGTATTAGATAGGTCGGCAGTTTTATTTAGTAAAGGATAAATAATAGCTTCTGGAGTGAAAGGGTCATCTCCAAAATACGTTTCAAAGTAATAAATTGGTCTATAGTCAAAATGGTCATTATTCCAAAATACTCTATTTGCAATTGTGCCAATCAATCTAGTCATTCTCTCCGAATGCTTCATACGAACATCTTTAGTCGGAGTAAGTGATTCATATAGCTCTGTTTGTTTCCCTACTGTCCTCTTTGCACCTAATGTATAAATACGACTTATTTTATTAATAAATTTTCTCGTAAAATTAGTAACAGAGGGTGGAATCTCTGAAAAAGCATCACCAGAAAAATATTTTTTAATATATTGGTCTATAGATGTGCCTGAGTAATAGTCTAAAAATTTTCTTATCTCTTCTCTTCTAAATTGAGAATCTAAGAGTTTTACTTCTGTTAACTTATCTCTAATCATCTGTTCAATCATCTTTGAATCCTTTTCATTGTTTTGTTTTTCATTGGGAAGCGATTAGTAATAAAATATCTAAAAGCATCATTTCCGTGGTCGTGATAACCATCTTTAATTGGTTCTTCTTTAATTGGTTTGCCATCCTGATTTTCTGGATAACGATATTCTTCAAAATCTTGTATAACGTCTTGACATTTTTTATCCACATGGATTCTTCTTGAGGCATCTGCACTAGAAAAGAATCCTCTAGTATATGATACACTAGAAGTAATATTACGACTTAGTTTATCTCTCATGCAAAGTACACGTATGCCGCTTCTACGGAATATCTCCATATCACCAGCACCTGATTGTCCTTGAACACTAGAGCCAGCAGGGTCACCATAATAAGAAGTTACAGGATACCCTTTGATTTTTATCATTTTTATTAAATCTTCAGTCTTAATATTTTCTTTATGTAAGATTGAATCGAATACTCTAATATGTTCAATATCATCTATCCATTCAGTTTGCATAAACATTACTGCTGGCATTCTAAAGCCAAAGTCTATCGAGCAATAAGTAGGCAAATTCGCATCATAGGGAAAATCGCCCACATCCAAGTCCCTGTCAAAATCCCAAACTTTACCTTGAAATACTGAAAACTCAGCACCAAATTCTTGACCAAAAAGCTCTTTAGACATATTTCTTTTACGTTCAATAATAGCTGGGTCATCAAGACCCAATGGAAATTCATGCTGATTAATCCAAGAAGGAGCAGAATGACTTTCCCATTCATTATCACTTTGTCCAAGTTTGTAAAGGTCATAAATCCAGTTCCTTCCTTCAGGTGTTGTAATAAAAATTACTTTACCTTTTCTACCAGCTACCGTTGGGGATAAATACATATCCCATATACGTTTATTCATCTTAGCTACCTCATCAATAACTAAAAAATCTAAACCCTCCCCAACAAGAGAATCTGGGTTATCAGCAGACATCCCCTCAACAGTAGTCCCCCATTTAAAACGTATATACATATCTTTTTCAGAAGCTTTTTCCACATCATCGCTATGACCTATAACCATTCTTTGCCATATTTCACGAAAGATAAGTCTAGCTTTTTTATAAGACATTCCAACAACCCAAATGCGTTTATTCGGTTGAGATGCCATGAATGTAGCTTCCATTGCACTTGCCCAAGTTTTACC